AACTTCATGATGATCTTTAATATGCGCAGATGACAGTGTAAAATCATAACAACAAACTTGAGCCATTTGGAAAAATGATGTTTAATTTATTAATATTTAAAATTGAAAGAGTGTAAAAATTTTTCATAACCTATTAATCATGGGGTTCCGCCGCTATCGCGTCGAGTGCAGCTATCGCCGCAGATTCAAAAGGATAAAATCAGGGGCGGGTAGCATTTGGTTGGGGAGTAGCAGTGGAATATTAGTAAGAGGATTGATAACGAGGTTCCCATACTCTTGTAATATAATCTATTGTGACATGAAATACTTGTGGGTCCGGATTACTACCAGAAACCACATTACTACACCATAGAGTAAACGTAGGTTCTTCAGAGCAATTACCGGCAAACAACGAATGTAAGCCTTGATATGAAAATACAGAATCCTTCTTTGGTATATTATAAAACTTTCTAGCTGAAAATTTACGGGTCAAATAAGCATTCATTCCATTAATACCACCTTGAGTTCGAAACTTATTGTTACCACCGAAAGAACCATTACTTTGTAATATTTCCTTTGATGTAGTAGTACCACCTAAAGTATTAGTTGTACGAGACAGAACTATACCCCACATACAGGGATAAGTAGAAGTAGCTTGAGAATTAATACTGCGTACAGTAATCTTTGAGCCTAAAACCTGATAATGAGCATAATTTACATTATAAGCAGCCCAGTTTTGTACAGTAGTTCCAGTTCCACTAAAGTCCGGATCGTAAATCGACGCCGCACGAAATTGCTGCTGTGTAATTGTATCAATATTTGGAGCATCTAGAACAAACTTATCGACATATCGAAATTTGACTACTTGGGATTGCGGCACTCCCGCGAGATGAATCTTTGTAGATTTTTTATATTTTCTCTTAATTCTATATATAGATCTCTTGCGAAACTTGCGAGCCTTAGAAGATTTACGAGAACCATATTTTCTTTTCATTTATTATGTGTAAATTTTTGATTTTTTTTTATTTCATCAAACGCACTTTTGGTATAACCTAAGGGTTCGGGGGCGTTCCGCTGCGCTACACTGTAATACTACCCCCCTCACCCCCCCTTATTTTTTTTATAAGGGATTTGGATATTTCAGATTCTTTGGAATTACGAGCTATTAATAAGGACATCTACGGATACAACCTGGCTACTCTTGGCTATGAGCGATTTATCAGGTTCCATATACCATACTCTCCATCTGTCCTTTGTAAGTAAGGAATACACTGGTTCCGCATTAGTAAATACAATAATTTGAGGTCTATCGATTCTACGCTTCTTAAATGCATAACGTTTATCATACATTACGCCATTTTTCAAAGCCTCTAATCCGCTATAGAATTCACCTAGTTTGTCTTTTTTCATACCTCTAGGCATATCTATGAGATAACAGGTCTGTGGTTTAATAGACATTGCACAAGCCATCAAATCCTCCATTACTCTAAATGGTGGGATTTCATAAGCTAATCCATGGTACTCTAAATACTCTGCAAAAACAGACTTTCCAGAATTACCATCAAAATCTAATATCAAATGAATTACTCTATCATCTGTTTCTTCAACAATACGCTTGACATCTTCTTGCCATGAAAATAAATCATGCTTCATAAATTGAGCCAACTGTCGGGTCATTACAGGCGGTTCCGTGTAAGATTTATCATCCCAGGGGCCATCGATCTTGGAATCGGCCTTCATTACATAATTGAAATTTTTAGAGCCTTTGAGGCTAGTAACAGACAGGTGAGATTTCGGTAAAAAATCATGTTCTTGTAAGAATTTTAGTTGACGTTTCTTAATTAAACTTACGCGTCCTTGGAAATGTACATATCCTGCATCAGTCCGTTCAAGTTGAAAAACCCACTTTTTGCACCAGGGCTGAATCTTCTTGATAACTTCATGATGATCTTTAATATGCGCAGATGACAGTGTAAAATCATAACAACAAACTTGAGCCATTTGGAAAAATGATGTTTAATTTATTAATATTTAAAATTGAAAGAGTGTAAAAATT